GCATATTGTTATTATCCCCTTTAAACGTTACGTTTTCAGGCGTTTCTACAAAATAAGGGCCATATGAGTTATAGTTATCTCCTAAATCAAGCGTTGCTGGTTTATTGGCATAAATTACCTTTTTCGTAATATTCCAATTCTTAGGGTTATCTTTGAAATTACCTCTAACTGTGTTATTTGAAATATTCATTTTCAAGATATCCCCATAGCGTTTGTATACAATGCCATTTTCGGTATATTCTTCATCAGCAACTGCATCAGTTTGAACACCAGCGATTTTGTATTCTGCAACTTTTGCACCTGTGAAATTGTGATAAGCGAGTTTTATATCATCTTCGCCTAGAGGTGGAATTGTAATAGTGCATGCCCCAGTACTGTCTAGTGTGAAAGGTGTGTCGTTACCAACTACCTTAACACTGTAATGAGGTTCACCTGTTACTGTTACCACCTGTTGACCTTTGGTTACGCTTGGAATAGTCAACGGTTTAAATTCAGTACGAGGAAAAGGCTTACCTATATTACCAATTAAAGCAGTAAGTACATCATCAACGTTAGCACTCTCGCACCATACATTTCCGCTTAACAAGGTACGATATGCAGTTTCTGCAGTTGCATTTTTGCCATCTTCACCTTTATCGCCCTTCGGCCCTTTAAGTGCGTTAAGTTGTTCTTGTGTAAAATCAGAATATCTAAATGGATCGCCCTTAGGGCCTTGTTCACCTCTATCACCTTTAGGACCTTTTAAGTTACCCAATCTAATTCTAGCCATTTATTTTACCTCTTTCCAAAATCCAACAATATCTAAAATGTAACGTTTGTTATTTCCTACAACTCCCCAACCTTTAATATTACGAGAGTTAGGTTCAACATAAACGCTATTATTGTTTGCATCTACAGTTACTTCAAGCAAACGTGTTGGTACTGGTGCATTAGCAGGTAATGTACATAAAACACCACCACTACCAGAACCAGCGGTTGTTATTCTCATATCTAAGTGTAATTTACCAAAGCCTGTGGCAGGGTTAACTTCAAGATACCCTCTACCTGCACCCGGTGCACCTGCCTGAGCAACACCCCATACAATGTCATATGTTTTATTTTCTGCAAGGTTTGCAGGTGTAGCGGCAGGAGTATTGATTGGATTAGATGTATAAGCAACATCTACAAATAGATCACCATTTTCAGCAAGTGTAAATGTCAATTCTGGTTGAGTACCGTTATCCCCTTTATCACCTTTTGGACCTGCTGGACCAGTTGGACCTTGTGGCCCTCTTTCACCTGTATCTCCTTTAGGTCCTGCAATACCTTGTAAACCTTGTGGCCCTGCATTGCCCTGTAAACCTTGTGGGCCTGCTACACCTCTAGGACCTTGTGGTCCTGTAGGTCCTATTGGACCCTGTGGACCAATATCACCTCTATCACCCTTAACACCACTCATGGTTGTTAAATACTCTAAAGATGTACCTGTTTTAACAAATACTTTGCCGTTATCAGCATCGTTGGAGCGTACCATAACAAGGCTATTTTCTGCAAATGAATTTACATTTTGGTTCATTGTAGATACAGACGGTTGAATAGAACTGATTTTAAAAGGTTCCCCTCTTTCGCCCCTTGGTCCCTGTAAACCAGTAGGGCCGATAGGACCGATTGGGCCACGTTCACCTTGAATACCACGAGGACCTTGTGGACCAATTTCGCCTTTAATACCTTGGATACCTTGTAAACCTTGCGGACCAACAGGACCTACATCACCTTGTTCACCTTTAGGACCTGTCTCGCCACGTTCCCCATTATCACCTTTAGGGCCGATAGGGCCTGCCGGACCGATAGGACCTGTAGGACCAATTGGACCAGTTAAACCTTGTAAGCCAGTATCGCCCTTAGGACCTGCTGGACCAGCATCACCTTTAGGACCAACAGGACCTTGTTCCCCCCTATCCCCCTTTGGTCCTTTTAAGGCTTCTAATTGTTCTTGTGTGAAATCATCATATGTGAATGGCTTTCCTTGCGGTCCAGGGGCCCCTTTTGGGCCTTGCAATTTAATAATTTGTGCAGCGTCTTTTACTTCAACATTATCTTCTGCATTCATATAAATATTAATAGTATTAGTATCGCTCATATTATTTTCCCCTATTACTGATTCCTTGTTTGATGACAACCTTACCTTCTACCAAACATTTAACAGGTCTGTTTCCAACCCACTTAAATAAGTCCCAAAAGTAAGTGCCACTATCAATTGAATTAGTGTCTAAGGTTAGATTGAGTTTGCTTTTTTCACCATCTGAAAGTGGTTGCTCACTATTTGTAATTACAAACCTACCTAGTATTTCATCTTCCCAACTATATCGCCTAACGCAGGCAAACACATCTTCTACATTAATTACTGAATCGCATCCAATAGTTAATGTAATATATTCACCTTGATAAGCAGTCATATCATGCTTGACTGGTAACATCCGCATCATCCTTTTCTAATTCCATTAGATCATTATGGATACACCCTTTAGTTGGGCAAGTACCATCTTCGTTAAGTACTTCCCAACAATACTCGCAAAATTCCATAACTGGTACTTTGCTGTCTCCAATAAATTTAGGCATATTATCGCACCTCCTTAATACGTGTTACCATTTCGTCATTTAATTTAATATATTGTGCGCTAATGGCCGTAGTAGGCTTGCCCATCAATAACAAACGGCGTTGAGCTTCTTCTAAGGATTTAAAGCGCGGTTCGTATTCAGATTTGATTGCGTTAATCTTATCTTCCTTTGTAGGAACATACGGATCAGGCGCAACGAATTTTCCGTCTACATACGCTTTACCGCTCATAAATTCATCAAGCATTGTGTCGCCATCTGCAGAGTACACAAGCTGTGCAGTTGGGTAATCGTGCTCAGCTTGCGCCATAATATCTTCACGGCTCAAAGTGTTATCACACAGGGATGTAATACGCTCCCCTTTGTCATTTAATATAAATACATATTGATTCATAGTAGTATCCTTTCGGAGGTGAAATTATGCGCCGTTACGCTATTATGCTAAAACGTAGACAACGCAATACCATTACATTAAGGCAACTATTTAACGAGTGGTTGCCTATTCACTCGCAGTCTATTTCTAAGAGCGCTGTTAAGTCTTATCGCATTGCTTTTAAACACATATCCAACATAGCGGATATGCCTATCACGGATATTCATTTTCAGCACCTTCAAAACGTGATTAATTCCATGCACGTAAAAGGACTTTCCTACTCATCATGTAAGAAAGTCCGCACGTTACTTAATCAGTTATTTAATTACGCAATCATCAAGGATTATCCTATCACTAATTACGCTATACACTTAACCCTAGGCCCTAATATACCGACGATTAGGAGAAAAGTATTTACTCGTCAACAAATTAATAAATTATGGGCAATAGATACTCCTTATTCCCATATGATTTTAATACTGCTATACACAGGTCTCCGTATTGGCGAGCTCCTTGCTTTGCGAAAACAAGACATCAATAGACGATCGTTATACCTTATTGTGAGACACGCTAAAACAAAAGCCGGTGAAGGTCGTATTATTCCCATTCACCACCGCATCATGCCTATAATAGAGCAACTACATACTAGCGATTACCTATTCACTATCAGCTACACGACGTTTCGCAAACACTTCCTGGATATTATGAAACAGCTTAACTGCAAGCACACTATCCACGATACCAGGCACACATTCGCAAGTTTACTTGATGCGGTTGCGCCACCTAACACGTTACGCTCCTTACTAGGCCATAAACAAGGTGATATCACTACCAGGGTGTATACACACAAAACCATTCGTGAATTACGTAAAACGATAGAATTATTAAAATAACTCCCCAGTGGGGAGCGTTTAATAATATACCAATAGGAGGTACAATTTCATTTCCTGTTTCCTTTGATAGGGAGTGTTACGTAGTAGTTGGTAATGACGTGAATGGTAACAATGTTGATAACCAGGTCCATTCGTTTAGAGAGCATACTAGAACAGGGGTTAAAGTATATTCTCAGGCAGCGAGAGATGGATTAAATAAAACTAGCGCTTGGGGCAGATATATCGCGGTAGGTAATTAAATAATCCCTAGTGCGAACCAGTAATAAGAAGCAGCATATTTATCACTAGCAACAAATACAGCTTTTGTATTGTTGCTTTCGCTTGCAGAGTTTGCAAAATATCTTGGTGTATCTGACCCACTCCAATACGCATCAATCGCATTTGCCATGAATAATCTTGTAAATCTAATAGGGAATGTTACTTCCGTTTTTACGACGTTATCTTGGCCACCAACTCCCCACTGGATAGTGAAGCCATTCGCAAATTTAACAAAGCCCGCATTAGCATCGAGTTTAGATGCCACGATAGCACCTTGGCCTAGTAAGCTTTTAATTGTAACAAGCGTACTTGCCGGAGAGTCTTTCCAGTTAGCACTACCGAGGATTGCTTTAATTTGGTCTGTAATAGGAGGGTGAGATGAAATATCTGTGTTATGTTGTTTAACTGCTTCTGTTAACTGCTCACGTGTTATCAACGCACCTATATTAACAGTTAGCGATACATTTCCTGTATTACTAAATACCATTCCGATGGTTAATTCTTGAGATACAACTACTGAGCCACTTTCTGCCGGCATTCTGTCCGGTTCAGGGTCCGTAAGGTATGCATACAATATTTCGCCCTTATCAGGATCTTGTGCAAATAACCCAATTTCAGACATTCGAAAAGCTTCATGTATGCCAGTATTAGTTATAACTGTATCAACGCTTACAATTTTACCTTCTAGCTTAACTACAAAATTAGTAGTCTCCCATTTAGAGGAGATTACATCAGTTAATGCCAATGGATTCGTTGCATTAACACCACTACCGACTTTGATTTTCGTGAATGTCAGTTTAGTCTTGCCCGCATTTACCTTTGCTTGCAAAGCAGCACCAACATCAGTCATGGTTGCATTTGACCATTCTGCCATATATTCCTCCTATCTAACGCTATTATCTAGCGCTACATTAATCTTAGTTTTCTTCGATTCAACAGTATAAGACGTTACATGGGTATTCAAATTAATGCGCCATGCATTTGTAAAGTCACACTTGATATTCACTTTCTTAGATACACCGCACCACCCGGCGAAATATTTATTGAAGTTAATTCGGCGAATGAATTCAATACCATCTAACCAGGACCGTACATTCTTGGCGGCATTGATAGCGCGTATAAGCTTAACAATATCCGATTTACCGGTTAATGGCGCTGTAATGAGCGTAACCTTAAAATAATAAGGCTTACCTCCGTACTCGAACCATTCTGCTATTTTCGAATCTGAATATATAGTCTGTACGGCTTTTTCAACAGCATATGGCGTGCCTTTATGGCGGTGAATATCAATTGAATTCTTCACCATTTCGCGTTTAGTCTCTATCGGTAACCCACTGTCATAATCATCCACGTGTAATTGATATGCTAAATGATCAATTACACTCTCTGATTCAGTATCAACAGATGACCACAATAGCAATGTATTCGTATTCATGAATTCGGCTAACGCATCATCCCACGTTTTAGCAAGGGCTTTAATTGGCTCCTTATCAATTGAGGAGGGAAGATGTTCTGAGCTGGTATACTTACTATCAAGTATCATTCTTCCTCACTTCCTGCTAATACGACAGCGATTGTATTAGCTACTGCTACTCCGCTTTGCGCTGCAATAGGAGTAAATACCGGCGTGGTTACTTCAACACGTTTAATACCTGATACCTCCATAAGCATTTGCACCAATCGACTAGGCACTATATCACGGCCTAATTTAGATTTCTGCCATATTACATAATCATTGACCGCTTTATCTGCCTTAGCTTTTACCACCGTTGCATCAGCGCCTTTTTCAATGTAATACTTAGCGTCGATGTTATATTGCGTAGTAGTAGGCGCTATTACAGTCAGCTTATCAGTCAGAGGTCTACGTTTTTTATCAGATAAATAATCCGTAATAGTATTAAGCAATTCTTGCCCTGGAATACCACCGCCAGATAGTAATGGATAGATATTAACTTCCCCAGGATGTGGAGAGGATACACCTACATCGGCCACGAGGTGTGATGCAGATTTTGTAAAATACTCATAGGCACCTTCAGGGCCTGCCACGGAGAATGATTCAGGAGCCTCATGAATACGTTCACGATAGGCTTCGTCATCCTCTGTATCAGAGCCACCTTCAGACAATGTGGTGTTACTCATCATATCCACAAATGCTATAGGGTCAATAATTGTACTTATTTCACCTGGTTTAAACCCATTACCTTGTGCGCCTGTACGTTGTGCTTCTGCTTTTACGGACCCATTGAGTTTACCTGGTGGAATTACCAAATTCTCAACAGTAACAAAATATTCGCCACCTGCTGTGGATATTTTTGTACCTTTTGGAATAATAACAGAGTTCGTACGCACTGCTGACAAGGTAGCTTGGATAGTCGTAGTTGCTTTTGTTGCCCGCAATCGCTCAACGGCAGCAGGAACAGCTCCAACGTGATCTAAATTATCACCTTCTGCATATGCTAACAGATTTTGTTTCGCTGCATAATTGGCATCGTTTAATAATCGGATTATAATTTCCGAAATTACATTTAAAAATAAAGTAACAGGGTCGCCCTCTCCCAAGGTTCGCCCTGTTACTGTTATGTAAATATCAAATACCTTTTGTTGAACGTGTTCTTTATCTGTGTTAAAGAATTCAACATTAGGTAAATCAGATAATCTCATACAGTCACCATCACTTTCGGAATCAACGCCCCATTATGTGTGGCGGTAAATGATATATCACTAATTTTGGCACGCGGTTCGTACCGTTTAATTTGTTGGAATATGTCATTAGATAGATGCGCTTGAGCTTGATGGATAGGCATATCAATAATACGGCCATCAATACCAAACTCCCTATCTAGTGGCACACTACCACGAACAGTAGAAATAATCGTTTGCACATTCTGCAAAATCTCAGCAACTTCACTTTCAGGTGCTAGCGATATCCTATTGTCCGTAACTGGTTTAATTTCATACGTTGCTGGCATGGCTAGAACCTCCGTAATATCGTATTAACTTGATTAAATGTATTACCATATTTATTAAGAAGCGACTTTTCTTCTACTGTATTTTTATCTGGATATTCCTCAAGAGTTAGCGATACCTCAATAGATTGTGTCTTGCCATATGCATCCGTAAATAAACTATCTTCACTCAGGGACATGATTACAAAGTAGTTTTGGCTAACAGGCTTACCGCCAATAATAAACGGCAATACAGCTCCTGTATCGCGATAATTTCGCAACTTCTTAACAGTACTATCCGGAGATTGTCCAAGCGATGCAGAAATAAGAATTTTACAAGTGATTTGTTCTACATCCGGCCCACTAAATTGTTTAACAGGCTTTTCTAACATCAGATTGTGCTTCTCCCATCTAGCACTACCTGAACGCGTTACGTCAGATACAGTGAGAACATTGTCTAATGCGGTATAGAATACTATATCCGCTAAATATCCGATATACATCTATACCTCCTATTTTGGTCCGGCTGTTGTAGAACCGCCAGACACTACACCGCCATGCACATGATGAACTAAGGAAATACCATTAACCACTACATCACCACTACTTGCATTGATTGATAAAGTGCCACCAACATTGAGTGTCATATCTCCAGGAACAGTGAGCACACGTTTACCATTATCTGCTCCACCTGGAGTTGGATCCGCACTACTAAAGAATGTTCCAATAATGAATCCATCAGAAAAGCCACGACCAGACCGATTTGGTAGCATAATGCATAATACCTGGTCGTCAATAGCTGGCATCCAATAGTCCTTATCGTGTGCTGCACCTCGATTAATGACAGATAACGGCGCCGTTACAACACCTTCTCTATCAAGGCGTGTAACAACGGCTTTTCCTTCTTCAGGAATTGTACTTGAAACATTTCCAATAAATATCATATCTGCTAATGCAGATAATATATCAGTAGCCATTTAAACACCTCCTTACATCAATCGACGTTGAATAATTGGCCCCTAATGTATGTGTCGCTTTCGTAATTAAATAATTACCATCGAACACCCCAAAACCTTCGAGCTTAACAGTAACCGATGCCATAATAAGAGGGTTCCCAGGGAAACTAAAAGACATTGTATCCGCTTCTTTATTAGCTTCTCTAAGCTTCTTCTTAGCAAGTCTAGTTGCCTCGGCCTTGTCTTTTACCTGCTCATTAACTTCCAACACGGCAAGGTACGTATGCCCCTTACGGTCAGGATCTTCAAACGTATCCTCAATCACAGTTTTCTTATCCTTATCTGTATATTTCACATGGCATGCTCGATATACTTCACGAGTTTTACTCTTGTACGAATAAGATATTGCCCTAGTAATGATCAAAGGCGGTTGTTCACCTTCTTTAGTTTGTACAGGTTGATATTGACCACCTGGTCTACGAATAATGACTTTAGGCTTTACATTTTCGTATTTGTAATCATCGAATATAATCAACTGTTCAGTGGATACCTTAAGAGAAAACCCCTCATCATTGCAAAGTTTTTGCAAAAATGCGAGGTCTGATTCAGCACTTTGAGAGGCATCTTTTAACGGTGGGTCAAAATCTGCATCCCACAATAGCTTTAACTTATTATCTTTCGCTTTCTCGGTAGCAATCGCTTTAAGCGTTGTATCTTTCCACGATTTGTCTTTCTTTTTCTCCCGTAAGTCAGTGCTACCGATAATAGCAACACCTTTGATTTTGACTACATCCGGAAGGCTACTTCCTTCGAATTCATCAATTTCAAATTTGCCGATTGGTAACGTAAATTGTTCATCCACTAATTTCTCCCATGCTACTGTATTAATGGCGACTTCTAGTAATGATCCTTTCACAGGATACCAATCACCGACCCATAGACGACCCCTATCCTCTAATGAAATAGCCACATCATCTACAGTTCCTGAAAGGTTATCTGTGAAAGTTACATCAAGAAGGTATTTACTAATATCGTCGGTGATGTCCTTTGATTCCTTACTCCCCCAATGTTGGTAGCCAATCGTACACCATGCCCGCCGTGCTAACTTCGTTTGTGGCGTTAAATCCTTCTTCCATTTTTGGACCTTAGCTAGGCTCTTTTGTAAGCTCATGTACTATCGCCTCCATGGTGGTAAGAATTCAGGTAAGGAATCAGGAGGAACATCTGGGCATGTTAACACAACACCTGCGGAAAATATTGCCGTATTACGGTGCTTTTGATTGGCTTCTAACAATAAATTGATGTATCGTTCGTTACCATACACCTTATAGGCGATTAAGTCCCACATATCCCCTTGTATTGTTGTATAGCTAGTCATAACTTAACCTCCGTTGCCCAGTGGTATAGCTACGCATCATTTGTTCAAATTCACGCATTTTTGCATCTAATGCTGACATAATATCATCCGTTGAACCATTACCTGCGTTAATGACAGGTGCGAATGTGATTTGCACAGGCGATCCGCTATTACTACTAGCTGAAGTCTTAGGTAAGCTAGGGGCTAAGGATACAGTAGGTGCTGCAGCAGTCTGCGCCCCACTCACACCTAGCATCCGTCCAGCCGTTTGCCATAAATTCATCGCATTAGCACTACCATCAATAGGGACAATGACTTCAGGATATCCGGCTTCACCAATCAATGCAACTTCTGGAGATGTAATTACACCACCATTAGCATACGCATTACCTCCAGCGGCGGAAACACCAACTGTGAAACCTCCACTAAATTGGGCCTTAATACTTGCCCACGCCCCTGCAATTGCGTTAGATACCGCACTCGGAATTTGACTTACCCAGTTTACCACAGCATTATAGGCATCACTTGCCCATTGCTCTGCGGCCGCTACAAACGCTGCTCCGGCTTCTGCACAGGCACTAGGTAAGTTCACGAGGAAATTGATAACATCATTAACTAAATTACTAATCCAAGAAGTAGCCGTAGCATATGCTTCAGAAGCAAACGAGATAACTGCCGCTACGAATTCAGCACCCAATGTAATCATGTAGGTAGGTAAATTAATTAAGAAGTTATAAATCCCCTCAACCATAGCCCCAAAAGTAGTAACTGCAAAGTTATAACACTCTGTGGAAAATGATACGATGGCAGATATAACAGCAGTTCCAACTTGTACCATAATCGCAGGCAATCGCAAAATAATGCCTATAATAAATCCTACGGCCATACCAATGTACGTTGGTAAGTTAAGCCATAAATTTACGTAGGCTATTACCGCCGCTTTCAATGCATTAAACACGCTTAGCCCAATTGATAATAGGCCATTTATCACAGTCATAATTCCAGATATAATGGCGCTCCATGCAGAACTTAAAGCAGAACACACGCTATCCCATATCGAACTTAGTCCGGAGCATACGCTATCCCAAACAGATGTTAATGTAGAACAAATCGTATCCCAGTTAGTTACTAATAGGTATATCGCTGCAATAATCGCCATGATAGCAATTACCCATGGTCCTCCTATTAATGCGCCAGCGGCTTTAAAGGCACTCGTAGCTGTTTCTACACCTTTAAAAGCTGTAGTGATTGTAGTAATACCAGATGCCAATTTTGTGGCAGTACCATATAGTAAGGCTAATTTCAATCCGTTTGTTACTACGGCTGCAATAGCTTCCTTATTATCCTTCATGAACGTTACAACGGTTTGTAATACCGGTATCAGTGCCGGTAATATTTGCTGGGCAATCGGTATAAATGCCTGTGCCAAGCCTAATGCAACCTGCGTAGCTTCCGCTTTCAGGATGTTCATCTGTAGCCATATTTCATGAAGTGATTTAGGATCAATACCAACACCTTTAATTTGTGATGCGGCCGCTTGTGCATCTGCATAGTTTTCAAATACTTTAGTAAGCTCCAGGCCTTTGGCGCCTAGCGTTTCAAGCATGAATTCTTGCCCTCGGCCTTGTGCTACCGCATTTTGGTAACCTTTAGCCATTGCGTCCAATTGTTGGTTCATAGGCAACAACTTGCCGTTTGCATCGGTTAAAGATACTCCAAATTGACTGAGGTATCCTTGCAACGCTTCGGCACTTTTACCACCACTAACCAAAGTCTTATCCATTTTAGCGAATGACTTAGCCGCCGCTTCTACATCAACACCGCTTAACGTCATAATCTTCTTAAATTGTGACGTCTCAGCAGTTGTCATATGTAGTTTATTGGACAGTTGGTATAGTGCCTCACCCGCATTTACAACGTTATCTATAATGGCACCAATACCAAAACCTCCGGCTGCGACCATAGCAAAATTTGCGAGCTTTCCTGTAACACCGCTTACTGCGGCACTTGCACCTTGTGCGGCGGATGCTGCCCCTGCTAAAGGGCTTGCACCTCCCATTTTGCTGATTGCATTTTGATGCGCAGTCTGACTTGCAATATTAGACCTCAACTGGGCCTGTCTTTGTAACATAGAATTCAGTTTTTGCTCAGCGGCAATAGCCGCATTCCTGTCACTAACATTCCCCGACTTTTGTGAGACAGCTTGCAGTTTTCTGTATTGTGCCTGTTGTTCCTTGATTACGTTTGATAGTTTGTTGAGTTCCTGAGATGCTTTTGATACAGAGGAAGATAACCCGCCGTCGAGTTTACCTTTAATGGCAATCGCCATTTCTAAGACTTTATTGGCCATTATTTTCTCCCTTTCATCGCTTTATTCTCACGCTCGATACCATCACTAATGAGCTGAACGTGGACTATGAACTCATCCACGTCTAGCTCTCGAACAAAGTAATCCATTGGCGTGCTTGTGTATTTACTACACGTAATCGCACACTCTGTAAAATACCTTTCTAGGTCAGTTATTTTTCGGAATTGAGCAAAAAATTCTGTACCTCTAAGCACACTCTAGTAAAATCAGCAGCCGGAAGACTATAAATATCATCCACTTTACAACCGCATGCAGCAGCTGCTACATGTGCTTGATACGTCATGGATAATGCAGGAACTGTGATAGTTCTATCTTCATTCTTTGCAGACTTCTCACATTTAATTAATGTATAACCGCTGATTCCTTCAAATTGTAAGGAATGACCTGCTTTTACTAATTCAATACCAGTTGTTTCGTTCATAGTACTTTGTTTACTCATTAGTGATCGTCCTTTCTACAGACTAAATACCGAGTGCAGCACGAACATCGCCAAGGAAGTCAGTGCCATCAGAAATAGAATCCTTATATGCGTATTTATCGATTTCACGAACTACCTTACCGTTTTGTTCTAATTTCAAATATGTGGTTTCGATTGTGTTCGTTGCATCAATAGTATTGCCAGATTCATATGTGCCGTTTTCTTTAGATTTAGCACGGCCACGAATAACAGCACGTGTAGGCACAATTACATATTTATCTTTACCGCTATCCCAACATTGGATAGCACCACGTACTTCTAAGCGCACGCCACGTCCACCTGTAAGGCGGTGTGTAGTTTCTGTTGGAGTGTTCCAAGTAAGTTTAGTTTCCATAGAAGAGTAGTGCCCAATAACTGGCGCTTCTACTTCACCTGCTATGCCCACACCTTTTACAGTTTGAGTCATTACAGATTCACTAGGTAATTCTACTTTGGCAACACCTAAACAGTTGTCAGAACCTTCTTCATATACACGGAAGTCATTAAGTACTTCCGGCACTTGGTTGATAGATGCCATGATTAATTACCCCTTTCTATACTGTTTGAAATAATGTTTTGAAATAGGAAACATCGTATTCAGAAATACTTTCAATTTCTTGCGCTGGAATTGGAGGTGTACGGTATTTATGGAAGCGAATAATACCATTCAACAAGTCTGTTGTAGGGTTTTCTGCTTCTTTAAATTCAATACGACCGCCCAAAATAAAGCCACGAGAAGTAAGACCGTTAAGACGAATTGTTTCACTATCAAGAATTGTTTTGATATTACGTGGCAAGATAGGCATATCCACTTTTTGCCAATACGTTAAGATGAATGTTTGGTCATCCCAATCATTGAAACGACGTACACAAATGAATGTATCCTTAACATCAGTTGTGCCAGGATATGCACCTGTATAGTTGCCCCAAGATACCCAACCGTTGATGTTAACGGCCGTCATAATACCTTGAGAGTTCAATAAGTTTGCTTGAGAATGCGTAAGCATAACTTCCTTGCCATTAGCCAAACATAAACCTGTGATGTTCATAGATTTATTAGAAGGGGATAGCGTAGGAATATCGCTATTAGACGCATCGCATTTACCCATAATGCCCATAATGTGTGTAGACATATGGAACACATAGTCGCCATTACGAACTTTTGGCCAACATACGACTTCGGATTCGCCCGTATAGCTATTACCTTTCTTCCATTCATAAGCATCAGTGTATTTAACAACTTGCGTAGTATCGATATCAACTAATGTTGTCGCTCTAAATAAGTTGTTAATGACACGAGATTTTGCCTTCATAACGGATGCTACTGTAGGATTTTGAGAGAAGCCCGGCGCAGCAATAAGCCCTGGCACAATGCCGAAATGATGATAAATTGTATCAATCAATTCAAAACCGGTTGCTTTATCGTTGCTATCCACCCCGCCGATTACATTTCTATGATCAAAGTTTTCTACATCAAGTTCATCATAAGTAAGGTTCAATGTAGTAGCTGTATCAAATTTTCCACCTTTTACAACGGAGATAACCAATTGATTTTTGTCATCAAAGGCTGCCGTGTAATCTGTGTTAGCTACACCCGTTTGGCCAGCACTAGATACTTTTAATGTATTAAGCAATACTGCTGCTTTTACTACACATTTCTTTTCTGCCAATGTAGCAGTTGTTGTAGTGGATTTCTTGTGCTTAGCAGGATCCAATACATTAACAAATACGATTGGAGCTACACCATACAATTTGAATTGTGCGTACATCGCTTCACATAATGTGAAATGTGCCCAATCTTCAGAGTAGCCAAGTTGTTGAACAGCTTCTTCCCAGCTGTAGCAGATGATTGGCTTGTTGACTACCGCACTAGGGTCTTCTGTAAGGTGTACAGGTGCAGTACCGAACACAACAGGAAGGCCGGCAGTAGTTTGGACAGGAGCAATTACAGAGGTAGCTTGCTCACTTGTTTTGACGCCATGATAAAAGGCCATTTACTTCACTCCTTTATAATTTTTCAATGCGTTTACATAAAATACATTTAATTGTGTGCCTTGTGTTTTGACTTCAATCATTGCCTGATTAAGCTCACCTAAAGGCACGAATAAATGCATAAAAATAGGGTCTTCCGCTTCCGGTAGTGGTGCACCGTCGCTAAAAACCATGAATTGGTTTAGCCGGCTACTGCGGAACGAAGGCCCAACATATACAACAGGGTTCATCGTTGTCTCCTATTCAATTACTTTGTTATCCGTGAATATCTTATTTAGATTCCTACGAATAACAGGAATATACACTTCAAATTCAAGATACCCAACCCATTGAGGGTATGGTTGATCATCAGGAATTGTTGTATTAATGGTATTCTCCTTAATTTCATATTTAAGTGATACCGGATTATCAGATAACAACCGCTCACGCACTACCTCTAATAGGTGATATAGTCCGACATGGCCTTCAGTTAAGGCTTCATCATAAGTAGTTACCAATACAGTAATACCTACCGTCGAACTATCTGCATCACTAACAGAGTACGGATGCACTACTACGGCCGGGCATAACTTGCGCTTGTCTTCATTCTTGTCCACTCTTGGTAAGAAACCGCTCCATACTCGAATAGGTCTTTCGGTAACATCACTGTTTTCATTCAGCTTTCGTAACTCATTCATGAGATATTTAGCAATACCATCTGATACATCTAATGGCGTCATTAGTTACCTCCTAACGCGCGCTCTAATTCGTGATATAAGCGCTTTTCATACATTTCCATGCCTTCCTTTTGCATGGCATTCATAACAGTTTCATTACCAAACATTTGCGGTAAGGCTGGCCCATATATTCCCTTTAACGGATATCTGTCCTTGCCTTGGCGTTTCATAAAGATACCGGATGCACTAACAAAGCCGTTTGGTACCTTTGTTTCTGTACCTTTTTTAATCGATACAAACACACCTTTTCGCTTAAGTGATTTAATTTTGAAGTACTTTTGAGCGCTAGTATAGCCACCTTTGATACGCATTTCTGTGCCATCATTCAATTTATTGATAGATACACCGGACTTTACAACCGATACACCTTTGATAGCATAGATATTGCGTAGTGCTTGCGTGCCTGCTTTTCTTGCAGTTGTTGCTGCACGCTTTGATGCGGCTTGGCAGACACGTCGAACTCTATCTTCTTTTAACGTTTCCAGTGCTTTTTCAATTGTTGCCACTGCACTTTTATCAAGTTCTAGCTCAACCATCCGTCAACACCGCCTCTAGTTTCTGCTCTTAATTCAATGGATACTAACCCATCTTCTTCCATTGCACTTTGAACGACGTAAACGTCTCCGTCTAATCGGAATACGTTCCCCTGTGATGGAATTTCAGGGATGTCCTTTAATTTGCAATGCACAAATACAGACACCCCGTGCAATCCGTCATTTGATACGTGAGAGCCATTCGACAAGAATGACTCTCTCGCCGTTGGCGATTGAATAACCGCTTTAGCTACTGTGCCATTTAGATCATGCCCTTCGGCGAATTCGTCCTCATTTAGGAATACATCGTCAATATCGCTTTCTAGGTAATCTCTAAATCGCATTATTTTTTCACCGTAACTTCCGCATCAACTTCAGGTAATTCCATTTCTTCTTCCGGTTCATCTGGAACGACTTCCAATGGTTCCGGTACTTCAACAGGATCATCTTCAGCAGATTCAAACTTTTCAGATTCAAGCAAAGATAACGCAATCGCTTTCTTTTTGATGTCGACTACTTCACCTTTGCCATACATCTCGCCTTCATGTGCTAAATAACCCTTTAATACTCTAATTTTCATAAGTAGGTTACCCCCTATTTAGTCTTAATAGTAGCCCAATCGTCGATAGTTTCAGGAATCAATACGCAACGGGAATATACAGACAATGTTAATTCTTGTGTAGCTTTATTAGCATAGTAATAAGGTACATAAATACCTGCATATGTTGTGAATTGGTTGTCATCGTTAAGCAATGTTACTGCTGCATGTTGTTGACGGCCACGGCCAGGAACACCTAATACCGCAGCATCATCACCGATAAAGGATTTTACCTTGCCTTCATCATCTTGATATGTTTCAAGATATGCATACACATCAATGTTTAAGGACATGATACGGCCAACATATCGAACTTGTGGAGATAAGTATTCAGGCGCAAAGTTAAACATTGTCATGTTTTCACGATTAGGAATAGCCAACATCTTGTTGATAGATGCGTTATCAAGAATATATTTTTCAACATTCTTACCGACAACTAATACAGTTGGTACGATTCCTGCGTTTTCCTGAATTTTTTCGGACGCCATTTTCAAGTCGCCATAAATATCGGCACCAGCTTGGTCCCATGCAGTAGTAGGTGTGATGTCTTGTTCAAATTCAAAATCAATTTCATCAGTTAAAACAGTCGCCCCATCATCAGCATAACCTTCGATTTTGCATTTACCAGTAGTAAGCAAATCGGCCGCCATTTTGTTTTTACGATTGATGATTGTACCTTGCAAATAAGACAAATCTTCAGCTTGCATTTGTGCTGCACGTTGCGCAGGTGTCATTGTAGATACAATATTTTCTGCAAATGCACGTTGGTCAAGTTGTTCTGGATCAATTACTGTACGAGGGCCCATCATAGGCGCTTCATATAAAGCAATTTTAGAGCCGGCACGTTTAACATTTACACCAGATGCGCCACGAGATACAAAAGGTGCTAGAGTGCGACCACGTTTACGAGTTTCTACTGCGATTTTTTTAGAAGTTGCAACTGCCGGAACTTGTGGGAAGAAAGTATCAAGCAAGAAATTTGCCGGAGTTTTCATTCGTTCTACAGCTTGCATTAAAGATAATGTATCTTTGAAATCAATTGCCATTATATAGTTCCCCCTATTTAATGCTAGTTAAGAATAAGTGAGCGTCTTTAAAATCCGCTTCATGTTCATTAATTTTGTAAGCTTGGTCAACTACCAATACTTCTCGATTAAAGCGACCAGAGACATATACAGTCACTACATTGTGATCAGTAGTTGTAGTAGTGTCGGATACCACGATGCCCGCAGGTTTACCGCTTGCAATTTTTTGGAATGTGCCAGCGTTATTTTCAAGAACTTGGCCACGTTTGTACTCACCAACTGCTGCTTTTACATTTTGAGTTAATACAGGCACACCGCCACCACCTAATAGGTAATCAGCTGCGACGCCATTTACTTGTTCGAAATACGCCATTATTTACCGCCTTTCTTAGCATTTGCAAATGCTACAACTTCATCAATTGCACTAGCTTTAGCTACTGCATCATTGGTTTCTGGTGTAGATGCACCTTGAGGTACCACTTCATCCGCACCGGATTCCATTTGATCGATAACCAATTGTCGAATTTGGTCGACTACTTTGTTATCAGTTACAGGAATATCGGATACGGCGGAGATGAAAGGTGTTACTTCATCTACAGTTTTACCTTCTTTAACAGCCACATCTACTAAACGATTGACAACTTCATTGTTCCCTTTTAGTGCGTTTAAGGTTTCAACACGTTCACGTTCTGCTGTTACTGCTGCATTTTCCGCAGGTTCGTTTGTAGAAATACCGAGCAAACCTTTTAAGCTTGCCATGAATTGGTTTTCAGTCATAGGTTTCTCCTTATGTTTTAAAAATTGTTTGATTTTGGCTTCGTTTTTGGCCGAATATTTGCAAGATACTTTGTTAACGATAACCATCCCATCATTCATAACTGCATTATCCATAATCGCCGTATCTACTTCATCAATTAGGCCATAGGACTTCGCCTCGTCCGCTGTAAGCCACGTTTCGTCATCCATAAGCATATTTACCTGCTCGGCTGTCAAAACTTCACTACGGCTCAAATAAACGTTGGCAATTGTCTGTTTAACACTTGCCAAATAGTTTGCCATTTTAGTTAAGCCGTCCGCATCAAAGCTATCACCTAGATATACGGATGGATTGTGAATCATGTACAGGGCATTGCTTGGCATAATTACCTTATCAGCCGCACATGCAATAATTGTAGCTGCACTCGCGCATAAGCCATCAATGTGTGCTGTTACTTTTCCAGCATAGGCTTTGATCATATTGTGGATAGCTTGTGCCGCGAATACGTCACCACCCCCAGAGTTGATACGCATTGTTAAGGCATTGCCATTACAACTAGCCAAATCACTTGCAAATTCACGAGGTGTAATTTCATCACCCCACCAAGAGGTATCAGAAATATCACCATATAAAATCAACTCAGATTGGCCAGTACCATTTTGATTTACAAAATTCTTAACAGACCAAAATTTATTCATCCTCTTCACCTCCTTTCGCTTCAGATTTAGAGCCAACGGAAGGATTACCCGCATCAGCTAGCCCCATGCCGTATTTCTCCATGAGTTGCTTTTCAAATGCAAGTTGTGCAATGTTTTCTTCAAGGTCTGTCCCTGTCATTTCAGCCGCTTCACGTTCGCGAGTGGAAACTCCATTTTCAACGCGAAGTGTACTGCCATTCATATCCTTAACTGGGTCAAGGATGGACATAGTCGGTCCAAACCAATCAGCATTGCGCCATGCTTTTCGAATTAATGGATCATCAAAGAAACCAGGTGCCTCTATTCGGCCATTCGCTACAGCTTCCATTAGCCAAACCTCATAGATAGGCTGACAGAAATCACGAGCGAACCACTTGCGACGTAGTTTATATTCTTCCCAAGCCTGTAACATGGCTGCACGGCTTGCAGAATACGAGGAGTTGAAGTTCTTCATCAATACTTCGTAAGGCTGGTTAAGTGCAGCGCCTACTTGTTTGATGAGTTGAGTACTAAATACTTCAAAAGTAGATTGAGCGTTGGAGGCATCCACACTCTTTACATCCACACCTTTCGGTAAGGCGTTTAATGTACCAGGTCCTAAATTGTACTCTGATACATCAACTACTGGTTCCGTTGGATCATCAACCCCATTATCGGCCAACATATCATTTAACGAACCGGAGTTTGTAACGGCTTCAGTAAAGAATAAAGCAAAGTAGGACTTAATAATCGCAGATGTAAGTTCTGCATTTGTGTACCGATAAACTTGCTTCAATGTTTCAATGACTGGGGCTAAATAAGGCACCCCTCTGTACTGCTCAGGTCTAGTATCGTTACTAATCTGTAATACATTTGGAATGCTTGTACGCTTTCCGTAGGCCTCAACCCTTGCCCATGACGTTAATATACTTGTAATTGGTTCGCCAGGTACTTGATTAGACACCCAGTAGGCTACAATCGCTCCATCAGTATCAATTTCCACGCCGTTTAGTATGCGATTTCCGTTATCCGAATTAAGTGCTTCAACCCCAGTTGGGTCGCCTGTAGCATACGTTGAAGTGGTGAGTGGATTACTTACTCTATTCCCTTCAATTAATTGAAGACGCAATGTATACGGCATATCTGGTGTTGTTGGCTTACGTCTAAACACTGCAAAACTATCACCATCAGTAAGATACCCTTGATATGCGATACTTTGCATATCGTACAAATTATTTTTGCGATAAATATCACAGTCTTTTGAGTCTGCCCATAG